GCAAGTGATGTCTATATATCAATTATCGAGTGGTAAGTACAAGTATGAAGTGAAAGATTGGTTTAGGAAGTACGACACGCCAGAAGAATGCTTTACTGACCACGCGCAATTCTTTTTCAGAAACAAGCGATATGCTAAAGCGTTGGATGTAAAATCAGACCCTTACAAGTTTGCCGAAGAAGTAGCCAAAGCAGGGTATGCTACTGCTCCTAACTATGCAGATAGTTTAAAGAAGTTAATCAAAAAAATAGAAGAAAATGACAGCAGAATTTAAAGAATTAAAAAAGGAATTGGACAACTTACTTACAAAAGTAGAGCAGTTGCCACGTACAAGAGAGTTATCACTTGTAATTACAAAATTAGAAGAGGGCACAATGTGGCTCGAAAAAGAAATCAGAAAGCAAGAAAAGTAGTTATGAATAGAATAATCATTGCATTATTAGCGTTTCTTGCACTCATAGGGTGTAGGACACGAAAAACGACAATTGAGGAGCAAAAGCAATTTCAAAAAGAGCGTATTATAAAGTACAAGGATAGTATGGCTCTTTTTCAGCAAAACACTCAAACCCTGCAACTCGATACATACGCCTCGCAAGAGTACGAGGTAACAGTAGAGAGCGATAAGGATAGCGTGGGTAACAGCAAAGAGTTAGTATATTATCGCATTAGAGACGGCGATAATGAAACTATAAGGGTAAGTGGTGGAAAGGTGAAGATTACGACTAAAAGCAACCTTTCTAATAGCCAAATAGTGGCGAATACTACTCTTGATAATATAACTAAGGCTAACACTTATTTTATAGCACAAAGACACTCGGAAACGGCTTTTTCTCATAAAACAAAAAACGTAAAAAGTTCCTATTTATACCTTATAGCTATTATCGTAGTACTATTGATAGCCTTTTACTTTATACGAAACAAACTTAAACGCTTTTTGAAGTGAATATATTCTTAGTTTAACACCGAAAACGTCTCTTTATAGGGGCGTTTTTGTATTACTAAATAATTACTAACTTTTTCCTAAATCGCAAATATACAATCTACAACGCCCCTCCGTACCTTTGCAAAAACAAAAAATATTGTACATCTATGGTAGATAAATTATTACAATCACTCAAAACCAAGTATGCGCACTTGGGGTTGGAAGAGTCAGTTTTAAAAGCTATAGCCACCCGATTGGCTACAGCGGTTAAAGAAGAAAGCGAAATCGAAAACGCTGTCAAAGGAGTTGAGGAAGAAGTTAAGCTATTGCAATCAGTAGCCGACAAAGGGCGAACCAGCCTTACAAAAGCTGAAGAGGCTCGCAAAAAATTAGAGAAAGAACTCGAAGAAATGAGGGCTAAATCTAATCCAAATCCTCAAAACCCACCTACTCCCTCCACAGAGCCTAAACCTGATGAAATGCCAAAGTGGGCAAAAGACCTTGTGGAAGTTGTCAATAAACAAAATGAAACTATTGCAGCATTCCAAGCTGAAAAGCAACAACAAAGCGCCAAGGAACGTTTCCTAAACCAACTCAAAACGCAGGGGGTATCAGAAACATTCTACAAACACCACTTAGGGCGTACTTTCAAAGACGACACCGAAATGGAGGCTTTTGTAAATGAACTCAAAGCCGATGAACAAGCGTTTTTGCAAACACAAGCTAATGCAGGGCTTTCTTCACACTCAAGACCTATTATAGGAGGTGGATTGAAAGAGAATGAACCTTCCGCAGAAGTACAAGCATTATTTAAAAAACAATGAAACAGATAACTAAACAAACCGCAGGTAGGCAAATAGTTGTTTTTGACCAAGTATTAGCCACCCTCCCAGCTGGGGTACACATTAACGCTACTGAAGCTAAAAAACGCTTTACCGATGGCGTAGTACCCGCAGGTACGCTCCTTGTTCCTCATACTGACGGGACTTACAAGCCAGTGAATGAAACTTTTTCAGACACTAACATTGCTACAGCCGTAGGACTTACAGCTGAAGACATTGCTATTGACGATTTTCCTATGGTAGCTGTAGTTTTATCGGGTACTGCTCGCACTGAGGCTTTGCCTGATAAAGAAAAAGCAGGTGTAGGATTTATGAAAAAAGTCCTTCCCCGTATCACTTTTTATTAATCTTTAAAACAACAAACAAATGGCAAATACAATTAATGCTGTAAACATCGTACCCGAATTTCGTGAAGCTGATTTGCAATTCGTGGTAAATAACAATCCGTTAGGCGACTTGCAGTATCGTAATTATTTCCCATTGAAGTTCAATACAACATTAGATTGGGCTTCTATTGAGAAAAATACCGACAACAAGGTCGCTGCTGAAATTGTGGCTATTGGCTCAAAATCACCACGTAAAAGTCGTGATTTTGTAGAAAAAGTAAAAGGGGAAATCCCTAAAATTGAAGTAGCCCGTGATATGACTGAGCGCGATACTATCCGTTTGGATAACATTCGTGCAATTTCAAATCGTTATGGGGGTAAAGATTCAAGTGCTTACAAAGAACTTCTAAAATCTATTTATGAAGACCCTATCTTCTGTGTCAATGGGATAAATGCTCGTTTGGAATTACTCGCTAAACAAGCAGTTTCCAAAGGAGAATATACACTTATGGCGGGTGCTAAAGTGAAGTTTGGAGTGGGTACTGAAAACACTGCAAAAGATTGGTTTTTACCAGCCAATGCAGCTACATTTGACCCTATCGCCGACTTCAGGAAAGTGCAAGAAGAAGCTGTTAAGAAAGGCTTCCGTTATGCTTATGCTATTATGGATAGACCCACATTCTTCCAAATGGTAAAATCTACAAACGTAGTGAAATTTACAGCTTCCTTTGCTCAAAACGCACTTAACGTAGCACAAGAGCCTACTTTGGCACAACTTAATGAGACACTAAGAGCACACGGACTTCCTGAAGTAATAATTTGGGAAAGCTATGTAAGTGAAGAAGCTAAATCAGGAGTTAAAACCACTACCAGTGGTTGGGAATTGGGTAATATCCATTTTACAGATAACACTCAAATAGGTGAAACATATTACACCATAACGCCTGCATTTAGCCGCAAAGATGAATCTACTACTAAGGTAGTTTCTGATAGCTTTATTTTGGTAAGTGCTTGGGCGGAACAAGACCCTGAAAGGCTTTCAACAAAGGCAACAGCATTCGCTACACCAGTACTTAACAATGTAAGTCGAAAGCTAATTTTGAAAACTAAATTAAGCTAACGATGACCGCACAAGCGTACATAGATGAAAAACTGAAACTATGGAACGTGGAATACCCCACCACCCTACTTGTTGCCGAAATGCAACGAGTAGGATTGGGGCTTTCTGATGAGTTCAACGAGGTGAACGAACGAAAGACAAAAATGTTTTTCTATAACCTCATTCCTGAACTCTTATTGCGCCCAGTGTCCTTTTCTGAAGGTGGTTTATCTTTCTCTTACGACAAATCAGCTATAACCGCTTTTTACAATCTCCTTTGTAAGCAGCTCGGTAGAGATAATTTGTTAGAAGTCAAAGCCACTGTAAGAGATATTACCAACTTATTCTAAAATACTGCAAGGAAATGAAAATATACCCGTACATATTAAAGGTGAAAGTATCACAAAACCCTACTATCAACGATGATGGTATACCTACCTATCCAAGCGACCCTATTGAGTGGCAAGAGATAGGCGTATGCCGTGATGAGATAGCAGGAGCAGGGCAAAAGATAAGCAAAGTAGACGGTCAAATATTTGAATGTACCGCTACTGTATATGCTCCTAAAGATACTCCCAAAATAGAAGCGGGTACTACCTTGCAAGTAGTAGATGTAGAGGGAAATATTCGCCTCGAAAAGCAAGTAATACGATTTTCAAGAGATTACTTTCATTGCCGTATATTCGTATGATAACACCACAATTCAATTCCAACGATATAGAACGTATATTGCGTGAGAAAATAGAAAAGTATCACCAGAAAGTAATACGCATATTGAAGTATGTAGGAGAAATGTGTATCAACGAAGCACGGACAAATGGTAGCTATCAAGACCAAACGGGCAACCTCCGTTCATCAATAGGTTATGTAGTACTACAAGACGGCAAAGCCATTGAAAAAGGAGGGTTTAAACTCACTAAGTCAGGAGGTAATGGACAAAAAGAGGGCGAAACGTTCATCAATAAGGTAATATCTCAATACCCAAAAGGTTTTGTATTGGTAGTAGTAGCAGGAATGAAGTACGCTGCTTATGTAGAAGCACGCAATTACAATGTACTTTCATCAGCTGAATTATTAGCCGAAAAAGAAGTGCCTAAACTCCTAAAAGCATTATCGTAATGAAAAAAACAGCCTCACAAATAGAA